GTGCTCATCTTTGCCATCGGCTTGATTATCGATGTCGATAATAATAAGCCCAGCTTTAATAAGTCCAGTATTATTGCTCACTCTTTTACCGTCAACCAAGTGCCAGGCGCACAGGCCGCATTTCAGCGCAGCGAATTCGGCGAGCTCCTCAACGCCCAGTTCGAGCGCTTCCCAGTTCTGGTTGAACGCAGTGAAGTTTCCCTTAGTTCCAATCTTACCTGTCTTGCTATCGACGTGCTCTGCGACTACCGAGTTGATGGAGCAGACAAACTTCATGGGACTCGCAGAGTGACTTTTATTATGGGCCTGTAACCCAAGACCGCCAAGGTCAAAAATGTTAAGAGAATATTTCTTTACTTGCTCTTAACAGGAGCGTTCTGCTCGTCATAGTATTTTCGCACAAGAGCTAGCCACGCTGCTTCATCTTTAAGAATTTCGTTTTCTCCAAAAGTAAATATTTGAGTACTGAAGTTTTCGACCGCCGTGGTTACTAGGATTTGAGTTTTTGCGATCTTAACTCCTAGGCAAGCTTCTGCCGCTAATTTATAAGCAGCGAGTTGAAGCCTGGTTTTCTTTGTTTTAAATGCTCCTGAGATCAAAGCCTTGCGAGTTTTATCGTCGACGGGCGCGTCTTTCTTCGGGAACCTTGCTGCGTAGGGTCCGTTAGAAGTTTTGAAGTCAGCGAGAACTATCTCAGCATTTTTGTCCATGTAGATCAAATCGCAGCATCCTGCGTAGCCGTGACCCGTGACGGAGTCGTAATAGTAGAGTCTTCCTACACCATCGTCGCCGACATACTTTGACCACCGTGGCTGGTTAAACGGGCGCTCTGACCAAAGCACTCGACCACCATCGAGCAGCTCGTCGAGACGTTCCGGTACTCCCTCCCAAAACGGGAGGTACTGATTCGGAGGGATTACCTTGAGCCCTCGGATATGGTTCTCGACTGAGTTGTGAATCCAGGTTCCACGCTCTGCTGCAGCCGCCGATGCACCTGGATTCAAATCATTCCAGCGAGCAAGTTTCCGTTGCTGCTCTTCTGATTGGGTGGCTGTGAGGATCGAGGTGACAGAAGGAAGAGGTTTTGGTACTCCATCGCAGATGTAGTGCCGCAAACCATTGATTGTTACACGGGTATCTGACACTTTAAATACACATATTTTCTAGTTTAGAACGAATTTACTAAATTAGGCGGGGCATCCTCGTCGTCATCGTCTTCCTCTAGATCATCAGGCTCACCAATGAAAAACTCCTGCATCTGGTAAAGATACGCCTTGTTTCTCTGCTCAAGCTCGCCTAGCAGGCACAAGCCAGCGGAAAAAGATTCAGCCACAATCTCAGCGCAGGTTTCGGCATCGCGGGCAACGCCATGCATATCAACGCACTCTGTTAGGAGCTGTTGGCTGATCGAAATCGCAGCGAGCCGATCAAGCTTGGCGTTCTGCTGCAGCTGGAGCTCAATGATTTTCTCCAGAAGCTTTTGCAATTTCGAGGCCACGGCTTAGGAGATCTTAGGGCGATCCCAGTTTATAGCGAAATCGATTTTTGTATCCGCCGCAGCTGAATGATCTTTCGAAAACACAAACCACGCTGAGGTCACTGAGTCTTTTAGTTTCTTGTTATCAGCACGGAATGATGGGCGAGGAGAGAGGATCACTATATTTTTTAAAGTTTGTGAATTTAAAATTTCAGCTCTTTGTCGGGCAGGTTCGAGAAAGGTTAATCTGTCTAGGATACAAAGCCCCTTAGATGCTTTGGCCATCCCACAGTGCGTCACCCACTCTGTTTTATCTCGAAGCCCCTGAGTGATTCCGACTACCCAGTCGATCGGAGTGTGGTTCTCCCAAAAGTCAGAATCGATGATCTCGTCTAAAGTACAGGAGTACATCTCCTCAACGTTAGATTTTTTGATCTGATCAGCGAGACTGTTTTCGTGATCATTGATCACCAGCACTGATCCACTAATCAGATTTTTCTCTGCGATTGGGGAATAAATATTTTTTGGGACGGAATAGAACATGGATGCAGACAAAATTTTGGGGAAGCTTCAGGGTTTCTTATCTCTGGAGCAGAAATTTTTAAATCAGAGAGTTAAGGCTGAGGCCGAGAAACTCGATAAAAAAAAGCTTATAGAAATCTTAGAAATAATTCACACAAATTACTTGATTCGATCGAGAATGTTTAAGAACCTTGTGAAACACTGTGCTCAGCAAGGAGTTGTTTTGCCGCCGATTAATGAGCTTTGGGAAGAGTAAAAAAAAGATCGCCCGAATGGACGATCTAGCTTAGCAGGTTTTTGCCCTTCCGTTCAGAATTCTAGACCAGCGTCCTTCAAAGCCTGCTTCTGTTCATCAGTCAGATCCTTTGATTTAGCTGCCTTAGGTGCTGGCGGCTCAACAGCTTTCTTATTGGACGCCCCAGGATCCCCGGCACCTGCCGGGAGCGCAGCAAGGCCGCCTGCCTGGCCCTCCAAATGCTTCGGATGGGCTTCGATGAAAGCTTCTTTAATTGCAGCATGGTCTTCTCCAAGAGGTAGCTGAACCAAAGTCGAGCCGGAGATATGACTACCAAGAGCAGAAGATACCAGATCTCCTCCATCTGAGCCCAACCATTTTGAAATATCCTCGACAAGACTAGTCTCCTCGTCACCGTTTGCGGGTCGATCCCGGAATTCTAAACAATTAAAGTTGATTTTGGCCCCGTCTGCCCCGGTAACAGGATCTCGTTCGTTAAAAGATTTAGTAACGAACTTGGTGCTTGTCACTACTTCTGCAACGTTGAGCCTGTTGTTGTAAAGGTTTTGGAAGTAAGAGATAAAGTTTTTCTGAGAAGACTTCCCGCTAATAATGCTGGTCGTGACACAGCGTGGAGGAAGAAGTCTATGAGAAGGAGTGACACCAATGTAAGCAATGCGAATAAACTCTTCGTGAGTCCGCATCCCCAAGTTCCCGAAGAATGGGGTGAAGCCCAGAAGGATAAATTCGATCGGTATGCCATTGTCATTACTATCGACGATGGCGGCGTCAGGATCATTATCGGATTTCCAACGACGCGCTTGAAGATCAATGCGAAGTGTGTGCGGTGGAATCTGACAGAGGATTTCATCCGCAGCAAATTTGCCAGCAATAAAAGTCATTAGTCAATGAGCAGGAGAATCAAAGAGAGAAATCAACAGAACCGATAGCAGCAGGTGCAACGCGACCCTTTTCAGGATCGGCTGCTTTTTTGGGTGCCTGCTTCGACATCTTAGGGAGGTAAAGGATCTTATCAACCTTGTAGTTAAGGTAGTTCTTCTCGTCCTTCTCGCTAGTGGAGATGCTTCCCACAGCAATAGTAGGTGTGCCCGGTGCGAGTTCAGACAGTTGCTTCGAGAGATCACCCCAGCAGCTCAGCTTGAACCACTGCGTTTCTTTGCCTTCATCCTGCCAAGCCAAAGAGCGATTGGTCACCGTGGTGTCGGTAAGCTCAACCTCTTCAGCTTTGGGACCGAGTCCGCCGCAAGCCATGAAGGCGTTGACTGCAAGGATGTCGGTGAAGTTGTCGCGGGTGACGACAAGCATCGGCTGCATCTGGAGGATACCGTCCGGTGTGGCCCTCGTCGGACCAATGGCCAGGATCTCTTCGCTTTCTTCGAGTTGATCGAGAAGCTTGCCAACGTAGTGATCTACTTTTTGGATCAGTTGGACTCGGGTTGAGACTCGCTGTTTACTCGATGGAAGTGCTTCGGCGATGACGTTGCATTTTCCGTCGCTGTGTTGTGCTGTGTCTGTGACCTTAAGTCCCAGAATGAAGACGTTCATTGTTTAGATTTCGGTAGACGGTTGTTCGATGGACCTTGAGTGCCTCGGCAATCTGCTGAACGCTTACGCCTTGGCTCGCGAAGGCTAGCATCAATTTCTTGTCTCCGCCAGTCAGCTTCGATGCTTTTGCAGGTGCGTATGAGAAATGATATGGATTGACGCACCGTTTGTTCTTGCACGTCATTTTGACAAAGTTATCTCTGTTCATATCCATGTAGTCCAGGATCATCGGTCGGATGTAAAACCGCTTACCGAATAGATAAATTGCAGGACATCCGTTTGTATAAGAACTATTCCACTCAAAACATTCGTTGTGACTGAAATCACTAAACGCTAGCTTTTTAAATAAGTTGCAGATTTTTGTCTGCTTTACGTTATTTATTTCGTAGTTCAGTTTAAATTTGTCAACGCAAAGCGCTCGACTTATGTCAGTCGCCTGAGCCTGCGCATGGTTATTATCGTTTGCTTCTACTATTATTATTTTTTTTGTTTTATTTGAATACAGCTCAAGTGTATATCTTTTTGTTTTTTGACTCACTTGTTGCGAACTACTCTGACTTAGAGTAGCTCTTTTTTAGAAGTTGCCAAGGCGACGGAACACAGCATCCGGGATGTTTTGACCTGTGCCGCGAATCGCCTTAGCCGTGGCGCGGATCTGCTCGTCGGTGTAACCCTGTGAGCGCATGGCGTCGACGTCTTGTCCACCAAAGATGCCTTGAGCGCCAACATCGGTTTGACCCGAGAGGTAATTCTTAGCGTATTGCTGAGGATCCGGGCCAGATGCTGTTGATTGAGGAGACGTCAGTGTACCTCCCAAGCGTTGATAAACAGCTGCTGGAGTTTGTTGAGTCACGCTGCTCATTCGAGCAACTTCACGAATTGTCGGATCTCCTACTCCTTGAGCACGCAAGTAGTCGACATCTTGTCCGCCAAACAAACCTTGCTCACCAACGTCATATTTAGAATAGTTGCTGAATATCTCTTGAGCTGACATCTCAGAAAGAGACTTAGGCGCTTTCAGCGTGGGTGTTTTAGCTTCATGCCTTTCGTGCGACAGAGGTTCATTTTCAAACACTGTTTCTTCAACAGTCGGTCGCCCAGCTGTCTTATAACCAAGGACGTTTCCTCGACCTTTATAGGTCGAAGTTCTCATGCGAGCAGGTTCAGTAGCTCCAAATTCTTGAACAATTCCTTCAGAAGTATCTTCATCTAAACCATATTTTTCTGCAAGGTCTTTGGCTGACAAGCCAAAACGAGCGCCCGCCATGAGAGGAACGTTAAGGGAAGGAGCAGCCATTAGACCTCTGTTTCCTTTACTTGAATTTATTTATTATCAGTATAACCTGCTGGTTTATATCCAGCGAACACGGGAGCTCCACTTTCTTTTTGTTTTTGCATTGGTTTAAACCCAGCAAAGGGAGCTACAGCTTGGAAACCGCTTGTAGACGTAGCTTCTCCCATCGCAGGCACATCTCCCTTTTTACTCAAATTTTTTAAGTCAGGGAAATAATCTGTCAAGTATGAAGAAGGTTCTTTGTCTTCGTAGAACGGCCTCGCAAAGACCTCTCCTGCGTAGCGGATAGCCATGGTGTATCTTTTTTTGTACTCTAACTCTCTTCGCTTTTGATAAAGAGTCGTTTGAGATCAAACCCAGGGCCAACTGTCGATTTCAGCACTCGCATGATTCGCTTAGCTTCCTCATGGCAGGTGAAGAAACGAGCGTTGTCCCGCGTGGGCACGAACTCAACAAGCTTTTTCTTTTCTTGATTTAAAGCGTCTGAAACAAACTCATCACCTTTGATGATGACCCAGACCTCTCTGAATTTAAGGAGAGGCATACGATCTACCTCGTCGCTGGTGAACAAACGCCACGGGTATTTTACGCTTTTTCTGTTTTTAAAGCTACTCCTTTTAGTTTTTGTTTGTTTTGTTTTAACAGTTACTTTAATCTTGTCCTCTTGAACAAGATCTTTCTTGAGCTTTCTGGCTGCATTCGCAGCTGTCAGTGCTGACGTATAGCAATCAGCAGTAAAGAAAACTCCTTTATCCAAACGGAAACATCCGACGTAACCTTCATCGGTTTTGGCTGTGAAGATCTCTTTGTCCAGCGTGGGAATATCGAGGATCTGCAATTCGTTCTCGGAAACTCGTGTAGAAGACCTTAGCAGATCTTTACTCATTTTTCCGCCCAGCTGTCCCCCATTGATGCGTCTGCCTTTACAGGAACCAGCTTTAAGATTTTCTCTGCTGCTGATTTCATACATTGTTCAAGAACCTCTTTGTAGTGTTGTGCTTTTTCAGTCTTCGCCTCGATCACGATTTCATCGTGCACACAGGCGAGTAGGTGGCAGTTGATTCCGTCTAGGTGCTCGTTGAGATTGGCTAAGGACAGCTTGAGGATATCGGCACCTGCGCCTTGGATCAAGGTGTTGGCGGCAACCATGAACGATGCGTCATCGTATGACAACAAACGCCTGCGACCTACAGGCGTCCTGACGTAGCACCATCCGTCAGCAACTAGCGCAGCGCGTTCTTTGTGCCACTCACGCAGCCTTGGGTACGCCCTGTGGAACGCAGCGTGGGCCAGCTTCGCTTCCGATAGCGTCAGCACCTTGCCGCTTTGCGCAGCGTAGGTCTTGTACTTGCGGAAGCCCATGCCATACAGCAGAGCAAAATTAAGAGTTTTACCGTCCTGGCGCTGGTTTTTTGTAACTTCCTCCAGTGGGATGTTGTAGATCAAACTCGCAGTCACTGTGTGAAGATCGTGCCCATTCTGAAAGGCTTCGATCATCTGCGGGATATTTACGAGTTCAGCTCCGAGTCGCAGCTCAATTTGACTGAAGTCACACACGATCAGGGTGTAGCCTTCGGTTGGCACAAAGCACTCACGGAATTCTTTCCCGCGTGGCACCTGCTGAATGTTGACACCAAAATCCTTTTTGATTTTGGAAGCTGCTGTCCGCTTAACGCCGGATGATGTAAAGCGTCCGCTGTTGGCTCCGTACTGCCTGTACCCGCTATGGATTCTGTGAGTAACAGGATTTATATTTTCGATAAGTTTTTCTATATGCTCTAGTTTAGTTTCAGTTTTTACGCGAGACCTGTACATGTTCATGGTCTCGTCTTCGGAATTAAACTCTGCCAGCGCTACCTGATTAAGTGTTGGCTTTCCAGTTCTTGCGTCCATCGGAGTAGCAATTCCGATCTCTTTGAAGCACTTAATGACTTGAATTCCTGATCCAGGATTGAACTGTTTCTTTGCGTTTTTGCCAATGGCCAGAGTTCCATCGACTTCACGCGGGAGCTTAGATCCATCAGGTAACCTAGAATCGAGTGACTCACAGAATACTTTAGTGGCTTTGTCAAGTTCCTTGCTTATCTGGGACTTTAATGCTGTTAACTTGCTGAGATTCACACCAAACCCTCGGTAGCACATGAGTGCCACAGGGCGGATACATTTTGATTCGAGAGTGTAGACCTCCAGCAGATTTTCTTCGGCAAGTTCTTTAAGCTGATCGGCAGCAATATCCGGGAGAATGTTAACGTCCTTTGCTGCGTATTCGATCTGAGATTCAGATAGATCTTCTTGAGACCAATCCGAAGCTTGTTCCTCTTTATCAACTTCGATCTCTAGTCTCCTCTCTGCCACAGCTTTTAGAGAGTTGCTGATGTCAGCGAAATAAGGTTTATTCGCCTTGGGACTTACACGCTTCTCCTTAAACCCAGCACGAAGACAACGCTCCGCCAGCATCGTGTCGAAAACTTTACCCTGATAATCCACGCCCATCTTCAGCAAAAACTGAAGATCAAAGTTGGCGTTATGTATCACGAGCATCTCTGTGCTCTCTATGTATTTAATTAAATTTCTCGGATTGATTTTAAATAAATCGAACACATAGATAGTTCGATCTTCAATGCTCGGACTGGAGTCGCAAATCTGCAGCAGGCGTGGCTCTGCCAGCCAAGGACTCAAACCAGTCGTTTCAAAGTCAAGACAGATTTTCTTAATGTTTTGAAGTTCTTCAACTGCTTGGTCAGCAGCGGTTTGAGTTGTCAGGTAACTGATTTGCATAAAAAAAGGGGCGCCGAAACTAGGACGCCCCGATAGTTTAGTTCAAGCGGCGAGCTTATTGAGCATCCGCTTGTTCCACCCGTGAGCGATGTAAGTCTCGACGTCTCCCCACATGTCTGCAAGATCCTCGCCTTCAGAAGTCAAGGAGATCTCATAGACCTTACGCTGCAGAACCGCTGCACTAGGGTTGTCAACTGAATGGCCACCGAACGAAACAGTCTCGCGAACGTTAACCATTCCGAATTTCGTAAGCGTAGCCAGACCATCGCGCAGAGCGGTATACACAGGCGAGGCGTGGTAACGCTTACTCCGTTCGACCTTAGTAGAGGTCACAGGTTCCCAGCCGTAGAAAGTGCTCTTCTGCTGAAAGCCTCGGAACACATCCGACATCCTCGACACTTGCGGGCTGGCTCCAAGTTTGTTGACTTGTGCGGTCGCGATCTCGCGTAGAGTCAATTCATGGTCAGGACCTTCAAAGAGAGCATCGAGAATCATTGCAGCTCCCAAGTTCTTGAGGGACTTATCCGTCACCATCTTTTCTAAAAGCTGCTCTGGCTTGATGGGAGTGACGGGTGTGCTGCTGATTACATTTGCTTCATTGCGGTTATAGCTGCGCTTTGCCTTGAAGCCGCTGATAGCGAGCTTTGAAGCCAGGGCGGCGAGAGCCGGGTCTTTCTTCTCAACGCTCAGGGTGAAGAGCTTTTGAGCGTCGAGAGTTTTGACGTCAACGTGCTTTGCAATGTCGATGTGGAAAATGGCGTCCTGCCCTGTGGCGGTCAGCAGAGAGTTGACCTCTGACTTGTCGAGAACAGTGTCGCCGAGTGCAAATTGAAGGTTCATGTCTTGTAGACTGAGGACTCTTGCAATGTATCGGGTGTTGATCTAATGCGGAGGCTCTTTTGTAATTTCTTAAGATTTCTGTCAAAGATCAAACAATGCGTCACTCAGGAGTTCCTTCCCAGTATCGATTTCACTTTTCACTACCTCTGCAATCTGGGCATAGTCTCGATCGTCAAGCCTGAGGTGCTGAGTGATTTCCGATATCCGTCTGCATGAGTACAAATCTTTGAGAACAGCACTCATTGGGATCCCGACCTCTGTGGGATTAGTCGAGTAGAAGTTAACGTTGAAATACTCGATGACTGGAAGCCAAGTTATTTTTGCGTCGGTGTATTCATATGTGAGTGGTTGCTGTAGGTTTTGATAGTTTTGTGTGAATTCGTTTTTAATGATGTCGAACAACCATTCGAGCAACGAGCTGTGTTCTTGTCTCAGGTTGTAGCTTTTGATTATCCGGTCTACTTCTTCAAGATCCTTTTTAATTAGAGTGTGTGCCATGAGAACTGGGAGCTCGGGCGCACACTAGATAGACAGTAGTGATCTAGTTGTGTCGTAGATCACATAAGAACGTTTTGAAACAAATCCGAGGATTTAGGATCGTCGTTCGTATCTACCCTGTGCACTGAATCTGAGAATGACTCTACAGTCGTCGATGCGTTGCCGATGCAGAATGTGTTCCAATCAAGATTTACCTCGTTTTTGAAACGATTGAGTCGATGGACAAATGCATCCGGCACATTGGCGTGACCATCAGTGATCATTAAGACATCAGCTTTTTTATCCAGATCGGTTTTGTTGAGGAGGTGCTTGATGACCGTAGTGAATGAAGTGCCACCGTGGGTGGTCCAGGTGAGAACAAAGTTAAGCAGTTCCTGTTTGTTGCTTGAATCTGGTTTGATCTTGAACGAGTCCTGAATCATCGAGTCGAACAAAACAATTTCAACTTCTCGTTTTTGTTTGACTGCCTCTTCTGTGATCACGTATGCGATGGCTTTGCTCCAGAGTTCTGATTCTCCGTTCATAGAACCAGAGACATCAACGTAAATGATGATAGGACCGCGATCGAGATTCTTAGTAGGGGCTTCATAGTCTTTGGTGAGGATTGTTTTCTGGGAGTACTTGAGAGCAAATAGTGCGCGGCCCTGGTCCGTCGCTGCGAGGGCTAGTTCTGCAGGGAAGGCTTGCGTCACCGCGTCACTGAAGCGTGCGCCCACAATCCCGCTGTAGTTCGCGTGGCTCATGCGAGCTCGCTTACGATTGTTCCAAGCTCGCCGCAGCGCACCCAGTCGCTTGGACAGCTGCATAAGCTTCTTGTTCTGGCGCAGCTTCCTAGCGAGGTTCTGTTTCTCCGCTAGATCTTGCGAGTGTCGGCCTTGGCCAGGCGCGTCGCCTGCCAGGTTCTCCATTGCCTCGTCGAGACTCTCAGATTCTTTTTGGGCGTTGTCCATTGCCCGTGAGATTTGCGGGCTCATCTTCTCGCGAGCATCTTGGAGCTGTTGCTCTAGCTGCTGTGCCAAAGCCTTTCCTTGCTGACGAAGCTCGGCAGCCTTGGCGTCGTCGCCAGCTTTCTTAGCTTCGACATACTTCTCACGAATTTCCTTAAGCTTCTCTCCGCCGTTGGCAGTCGCTTCAGCATCAATCTGATTGGCTTCGATTTGTATTTCGATAATCTCTGAGAGCTTGTTGAGGATGATGATTGCGTTGTTACCTGATGCAAACTGATCGCCGACACAGCGCTGCTCAAGGAATGACCACGCTGGCGAATTGACGATGTCATTCATCAACCCAGTCCAGAAAGCGTTCTCTGGTTTGTAGCCGGAAGGGAAGGCTGGGTCTTCCCCGTTTTGTTTTGCACGAAAATACTGCTCCGCCTCTTCCAGCGAAACCAGCGTGGCTACATCTTCACCTCGGTACAGATGTTCAAAGAGTTCTTTGCCAAAGCGTGACAGCTGACGAATGTCATAGCGATCCATCAGATAGTTCACTCGCGGCGATGTGTCGCGAACAAAGTCATCCCAAAGAAAGTCGCTGAGAGCACTTACGACTAAAACAAGTGGTTCGTGGTCAGCGAGGCGTACGAGTTCGTTGTGAGTTTGGTTATTCATTTGGTGTACCCAGAAATGGCTTTGGCGATGGTTTGCTGACTGGTCTCAAGTTCTTGTGACAACTTAATTATAGTTGTTCTGGTCTTAGCTGTAATGCGATACTGATTATCCTCTAGCATCTTGTTGCTCTTCTCGTCGAGCTTTTGGAGGTCCGCGTGTGACTTACGAAGTTTTTCTACGATGCCGTTTAGATCGCTGAGGTTGTCAGCTTTCTTAGAGAGGATAGAGTGTACCTCCGTCATGATGCCGCTCATTGCGCGGCCCATTTGCTTCACTAGTTTGTCCGCTGTAGGCACACACTGATCTAGAACCTCTTTAATGACTTGAATGTCATCAGGAGTCTGGTAAACAATGTGCTTAAGAGTGTCATGCATGAACTCTGGCACGATTTCTTGTTCGCCTTGTACGATTGCCCAGCCACGCAAAAACTTTAAGATCTGCACGCGACGACGATCGCTAATTACAATCCCACGAGAAGCCAGAACATCAGTAACCTGACTGAATGCTTCAAGAAAATGTTCAGAAGCCGTGACTTCTAAAGCTGCGGTTTGAAGGGTGCCTAAATCGTGGTAAGTAAGCTCCGACTGTACAGCTGGACGTTTCGTTAATCCGAGCGCCCATTGATCTAATATCCTTTTAGATACTGGCTTCTGCAGCAGAGGCACTGTAGGGCGGAAAAGGAATCTATCGCAAAATGCCTGTAGTGCTTCCTCTTGTGGAAAGCTGTTTGTGGCAGCCACAATCGATTGAATGGGGGTCCGAATCTGCTCCTTGCCGTTATTGAATAAGCGCTCGTTCAAGATAGTGAGCAAGGAGTTTAAGACCGCCGAACTGCCACGAAAGAGCTCATCAAGGAAAGCGATGTTGCTAGATGGGAGATAACCAGTTACATCACGTGTGTATTCGTCTTTGAGTAGCTTGCTTACGGCAACCGGTCCGAAGAGTTCGGAGGGGTCCGTTGTGGGACTTAACAAGTAACCGAAAAACTTGGAACCGTCGAAGCCATTGGAAACTGCGCGAACAAGTTCAGACTTACCAGTACCAGGAACTCCGAAGAGAAAAGCATTTTGTTTAGTGATCAGGCTTGCAAGTAGTCCATCGATAATTTGATCGCGTTCTAGGAATGCTTCGTTGAGTGAAGCACGAAATGCTTGAAAGTTCTTAAAGAGAGTGGTGTTCATTTGAATAAAAAGGTCAGTGTGCGTTTGAAAATGTTTTGTGATGGTCGTGTGTATGGTCCACGTAAAGAACCAGCAGCCCAGAGAATTTGGATTTTAGAAGTCACAATCCTCCATCGTAGAAACTTTAAGTTCCCGAACTTCTTCGATCTGGTCATCAAGTGATCGATTTGCCGCGTGGATAAGTTCGCTTCTCTTCTCAAAGAGCTGCTTCAGGTGTCGAGTGCGCTGAGCCATGACTGCTACTTCAGTATTGAGCTTGGAGCTGAGGTCATCAAGTTGCTCCTCACTATCAGCGGTGTTGATCGCGGAGATGAGATCTTTATAAGTGCTTGAAAGTGCAAGGGACTTGCGAAGTGTATCAAGACCTTCAGAAGAATCTCTGCGTTCTACGATACTTTCTAGCTCTTGGCGAATCTCTGCTTTGAGATCGTTGTATCGCTGGAAGGCTTGATCGCGCCGCTTGGGATCGATCGCTCCTTTCATTGCTGTACCGACGTCTAGCAACTCATCAAGAAGTTTCGTTGTTGTCTCGAAGCCAGAGCAATGTTTGCTGATCAGCTTCAGTTGTTGCGCAGCGATTTCCCAGGAGCCTCGACGCTTGGAAGACCCAAGCTGCCGCTCTCCGACTTTCGAACTAACGCGGACATCAAGATCATCAAGAAGCTCAGCTGCTTTTTCTAACGCACGATCGGCAGCAGATGCTTGTGCAGCTTCCAGAACCTCGGCAGTGTTGATAGCACTAGCTTGAGCGATGCGACCTGTGAGTGAATGGTCGTCAGCAGACTCAGCTACTTCAAGATCTACAGGGCACGGGCCGACCACAAAAACATTGATGGGGGCTCTGAACTCTTCCTGTGTGGGGAATAGTTTCAGATACGCTTCCTTAACAACGAGCCGATCTGACTCGTCAGAAAACAGAGGATCTATAAAATTAGAAACAGTAGCTTGCCATTTTTCATATTCGTGTACCCAAAGAGTACGAAGAGTTTCGTTTAGTTCGTTGGCTCGTGATCGAATCTCCTTGATTCGCTGCATCGCATCGTCAAAGTTATCTGGATGAAGGAAGTGAGCATCACCACGGTGAATTGTGCACTCGTCATAGAGCTGACGTTGCATTAAGCGAAGTTCACCAAGGAACTCTTTGAGTTTGCCTGAGAGATTTGGACGAACAGATACGCTCTGTTGCTCTTCAAGAGTCTGGATGACAGCTTGTGGAAGCTTTAGATCTTCCATTTTGATCTGAGTGCTCTGCCGCACGTTGGCGGAGACAGAGACGGAAAGAAGAAAGACGTTGTTCATTTTTTGATACGGGTGAAAGCGCAAACAATTTTGTCGGTTTGCTGATGAATCTGGTTTCGAATCTCAAGCTCCTCAATCAATGATTTACGCTTAGATTTGAGGACCTTGAGATCTTGCTCAGCCTTTGCAATCTTTGCATCGATTGCTTCGAGCTTGGGGTGCTCACCTGGCTTGCGGTAGATCTTAACAGCGATGTTGACTTTAAGATCTTCAAAGCGGAAGGGTGACTCCTTGCGGCTGAAGACAGACAGATCGAGACCTTCGGATTCTGCGACGATCAGATCCTTGGTGAGGTTAGTGCGTGAAGCCTCGTACGGTGCGCCATACGATTCGTTGAGAGCGGTGAGAGCATGATCGCATTCATCCCAGCAGCCAGCAGCCGTGTGGGCGAGATCGGTGAGTGTAATGATGTTGGTCATAGAAGTGCATGTAGGGTGTCGCACCACGTCAGGGCTCGGTGCCGCCGCTCCTAAGAAGTTACATCACGGAGGGCATATTGTCAACTGATCTGCTACAATGTATCTTTGAGCACATCTGATCTCAACTCTGTATGTATAAAAAGTTTTTATACATGACTGAAACTTTAACAAAGGTTCGCGTTGCTTATACATTTTAAATTTGTGTGAGTGTTAGTAAAAGAGAAATCAATAAACGTTAAATACAAAGATCCTTGTTAAACGATACCCGCCGAAGCTTTAACAGAGTCGCAGTTGTTGTACCTTCCAGTCACCCTATAGCTTTCCATGGGCACAGAGCTCATCGTATAAAATATGATCTGCCCAATCTTCATGCCAGGCCAGAGCGCGATTTCGTGGTATCTCCTAGCGTTCTTTAGCTCTAGCGTCAGCACACTGTTGTTAAAGCCAGGGTCGATCCAACCTGCCATCAGGTGCTCTAGTCCCTCTCTTGCTAATGAACTCTTTAGTGCAAATTGAGCGCAAATGTCGTCAGGTACGTCGAAGGTTTCGACTGTGTGAGCCAAGATAAACTCGTCAGGAATCAGATAAAACGGATGATCTTTTGTGTAGTTGCTGATGTCCATTTTCTTAAGTGGTGTTTGGTAAGCAAGTTCAATCATTACTGTCTCACCGAGTCTCACATCGAGACTGGCCGGGTTTAACAGTCCTTCTTCATAAGGCTTAATCATTCCCTCACGACACAGCTTATGGATTTCCTTGTCTGAGAGAACTGACATAGCTGTTACAAAACCGGCTTAATAATAACAGCACATAAGCACTAAGCCATCATCTCGGCGTAAAGACTTTCGCCGCTTGGAGTTAAGAACAACTTGTTCATCCTCGGATCGTCAGGTGCTGGCTCTTTCTTGACCAAAGCCATGTCTACCAGCATTTGAATGTGTCGACCTGCGGCTGGCTTTGTGATTGGAAATAGTTTGTGTACTTTATGTTGATACACTCCGTTCTGGTTTTCAGCTACATAGAGGAAGATGGTGAGTGTACAAACTGAAGTTTCTTTAGATCTGTGTGTCAGGAAGGGTGTCAGCTGTCGGGCGTTCATTTAATTACAAAAGAAAATACTCTGTT